TCTGAACCACCAAAGTTAAATGTATAGTCTTTACCGTATCCCAAAATACGAGCAGCTATCATAATAGCATTTTTATCACCAATAATCAAATCATTATAGTTGATAGGTGATACAATTAAAGATTTCATCAAACGATCTAATACGGTGCCGTCAGCAATGTAACTGCTGTTTGTAAGGATATCTTCTTCCTTAGCAGTCATGTATTTCATTTCGATTTTACCCGAAGATAAAGGACTGTCTTCAGGGTATAGTAAGCCTTTAGAGGGCAATTCAACGGTTTCTGTTGGTAAAGTAAAACTACTCATATATTTTTATTAAAACTATTACAGTTATAAATATCAAGATAAAAAAGAGCTTGCAAAAAAGCAAGCTCAAATTTAAATTTATGTAAATTTTTATTAGAAGTTCAAGATACAGTAGTCTGGTTGAACTGTCATTGTAAGGCTAATGGCTGTGTTTTCAGTATCCCAGCTGTATTCACCAAAGTTTGACTCAGTGATCAAAGCACCCTTGATAATCCATTCTGAAACTACGTCACCTACAGGGCCTAATACGTTGAATGTTAAATCTTTCTTGTAGAAGTCGGAATAACCATCTCTACCTGTTACAGATTCGTGGTGTAAACGTACCCACTCCATTACTGCCTGAGCACCAGAAGGTGTGATAGGATCAAATAATGTAAATGTGATTGGTCCCCAAGTTGATTTGCCTTTTACAAAACGTTGAACGTTAATGTGGTTTAAGGCTACACTTCCTTGAGATAAAGTTACAGCACTTACACCTTTAACTATATAAGATGGAAATCCATCCATATACATGATAAAGCGGTTCGCCTGTTTTGGTTCAAACGCTGTGAAAAATATTTCGTTTGGGTCTAATACTGCCATTTTGCTATCTATTTATTTGTTATAAATATTCAATTTTTAAATCTTACGCTGGGAAAGTAGCTCCGGTTGGTAAGATGTTGAAGTCTAGGTAGATGAATTCAGCAGTTCTAGTTGGCTGGACGTAAATAGCACCTACTAATTGATTTCTATCAATTACATCTGGGGTGTTATTTGAATCATCCATAACCACTTTAAACGCGTATAAACCTTGACGTTGTTGAACACTCTCTAAGTATGGGTTAACTTGGCTTAAGAATTGGTTTCTTGTAGCAGCTGTGTTTTGTTCGAATACTAAGTTCTGAGCTACTTGAGAAATGTAAGACTTAAGTTGGATTAACAATCTACGTACATTTACTCTATCAAGTGCTGAGGCTTGTGTTTGGAGAGTTTTCTGACCGTATACTACAACACCAGTTCCTGGGAATGTAGCGATTGGGTTTACTTTACCTCCGTATAGAGTATCTCTTTGAGATTGAGTAAGTTTTTGTTCAGCTCTAATTACCTGACCTAAACCACCTCTGTTAATACCTGCTGGTGCAAACCATGGTTCACTTACTGAATCGTTGTAAGCAAACACACCTCCCATTAATGTAGAGGCTGGAACCCACACTTGAGCACCTGTATCAGGATCAAGTACTTGACACCATGGGTAGTACATAGCAGCGTATGAAGAATTTCTAGAAGCTGCTTGTGTTACTGCAGTTGCTACTGTAGAACCGTATGGTGCAGGATCTACTACATACAATGCGTCACCTCTGTTTTGAGTATTTGAGATGAGGGTTGTTACTTGACCTGCTTGTAGTGAGTTGTATAAACCAGGAGTTAATAGAATGTTATATCTGTATTCGTCTTGGTTAGCTAATAGAGCACTTGCTGTAGCATAGCTTGAAGAAGGAATACCTTGTGAGTTAGCTACTGAAGGTGTTGCGCTATAGAAAGCAGCTCCTCCTCCTACGAATAAAGTACCGGTAGCAGCACCAAATGAACCGCTTCCGTTTTGTGGAATTGATCCTGTGTATTGTGCTTTAGCTACACCATTGTTATCAAAGTAGTTTGGAGTAGGTAAGTTAACACTCTTAACTCTTACATATCTAGAGTTGTTATTGTAGCTACCACTTACTTCTACATAGAAAGTACCACTATCGCTTCTAACATTTTGGATTTGGTCACCAATTACTCTAGCTACAAAGTTTGGAGCAGTTGGATCCATTGAAAGGTTAGTCCAAGTCTCTAGTACAATTGGAACGTTAGTATTATCGTTACCTTGTCTAACTAAAAGATCAAACGTACCTGAAGAGGTGTTAGAGTTAACAATTTGCCATCTTACGTTATCAGCTGAGCCAGAAGCTAATGAACCACTAATGTCCTGAGAACCAGTGCTGTTCATAATTGCACCTTGTGTAATAGTATCAAGTACTAAAGCTTCGGCAGATGCTGAGTAAGCAATGATTGAAGATCCAGAGCCGGTAGCAGTAGTTGCTGAAGCAAATGAACCTGTTACTACTCTAGTTACAAGCATTGTTTCACCACCATTAGCAAAATAGTTGTAAGCAGCTATTGAAGTAAAGTAAGTATAAACTTCACTACCACTAAGGAAAGTAGAGCCAAATTTGTTCTGGTAATCTGAATAAGAAGTAACAATTGTAGGAATATTTGGTAGTCCCTTTACAGTAGGACCAATTATGGCTGCGCCAACTGTTACTGGTTGTTGAGTAATTTGAGATTGGTCATTCTCTCTCGCTAATACTCCTGGTGAAATTAAAGTTTCTGCCATTTTAATACTTGGTTATATTTTATTATAAATATCAAGCCCTTATTCAAAAGTCAGCTTGATAATTGCAACCCTAAAAGCAGAACTTATTTATATTTAATAAATATCTAAGATCTTATTAAGAGAATTTATTACAAGATCTGGGGTGATGTTTTTAGTACATTCAAACTGTCGAGGAGTATTTTTATGTTCAGGACACCATTCCCAATCACCCGGGTCCAACCAATACCTATTAAAACATCCTGTACAAGTCTTAGGATCTTTAGGGAAAATTCGCACACAGTCCTGGAATTCAGTATAAGGATAACTAAAACCTGAAATCATGACTGTAGGGGTGTTTAAAGCCCAAGATACCCAACTTAAACCACTACCTACTCCAATGAATGCTTTAGCGTGTTTTATATCTATCATTCGCTCTTGTAGTGAATAGTCGCCAGTTTTATCTATTATACTGTGTAAAGGACCACCTAATTTAGAATTATGCCAATCATCTGTAGCAGATTCTTGAGTAAGCATTACTACTTTATATCCTTTACTATTTAAATAATCAATTATAGTCTGCCATCCACCTTCATGGTTCCAATACTTAGCGTGAGCTGAAGCGTGAGGAGCTATAACTACATAATCTTCCTGAATTGAAGGGGTTGTTTCAGGATATTTTATTAGAGGTTTTACCTCAGTAGGATTTAGATTAAGTATTTCAGAAGCGGTTTGTTGTAAAGGATAACGCTTAAAATCAATAGGAATTCTATCTTTGTTTACTGATTGATCATTGTAAAACCACCCAATGGAATACATCGCGTATATGTCTGATACTTCAGAACCTGGGGTAACAAATTTTAAATCTGGGTATTTGGATTCAAACCAATCGTTATGGAAAGTAGATGTTATAACTTCACAATTCCATTTTTTTCTAAATTCTTCTACGTAAGGGAACCACGCTAACGTATCACCAATTGAAGATGAATCTAGATGAATATAAACACGTTTTCCTTTTGGATTGAATTGATGTGTAAATATAGTTTGGTTTGTGTGTTTTTCTATAATTTCGATATACCAATCTATACAATATTTTAGATTAGCTCGAGTCCACATATTATTTGTAATCTCGGTCTCGTGTACTACTTTATTCTTTTTAAGGTCTTTAAACCTAACTATATATTCTTGTGAGTTAGGTCCTAAAATCTCTACAAAAGGACCATCTATAAAATTATAATTTATAGTATTAGATGGTTGTTTATAGGCTTTTTTCAAAGGGACTATATTATTGTACTCTTTAATTAAAATGTCTTTCATACAACTTTACTAGTTCTTTAGAACGATTAAACCAAGATAATTCTTGAGCAGTCTGTAATGCTCGTTCTCTGTAGTGATTATATTGTTCAATTACATTATCCAATCCACGAAGTATTTCTTTTAAATCACGAGGTGCTCTCCACAATCCATGAAATGTTGTTTCTTCTTCAATCCATCCTACAATAGGCAAACCACAAGCTGCTGCTTCTAGTAAGGTAAGATTAGGATGTCCTGCTTCCAACTCTGAGGGGTGGAGAAATATAGTATGTGAAGTATAAATTTGTCTTAATATATCATTTGAAGGTTCTTCTAGTACAGAGATTTTAGGATAACCAAATATCCAGGGATTATCTGCAAACCAGTTTTGATTATTTTTAGGACCTACAATTGTAATAGGTAAATTACGAGCCATAGCAGCTTGAACTCCTAATGTAAATCCTTTTCTATCGTGTGAACCATAACCTCCTAAACCATTATTAGCTAACATTAATAAATTATGGGCTAGGGGAGGTGATTGATTAGGAAAAAACGTTTTAGTATCTACACCATGTGAAAAATAATATACATTAGATAAATCAAAGTATTCTACTAAATAACGAGCAGGAACTAGTGAAAATACTGAATGTGCCATTGCTTGTCTGTTTTGTTTATAAACATCAGAATCTTTACCATAATGGAAAGCATGGTGATCATGGTGCTGAAAAATATAAGGTATTCCTCTATCAGCTAATTCTAATGCTAAATTAGCAACGTGCACCATTACTAAATCATAATCACCTAAGTGTACTTCATTAGCCCACTTAATATCAACAGTATGACCTAGTTTACGTAAATTAGTAGTAAATTCCCATACGATTTTTTCAATTGCACCCCATGAAGGAGGAGGGATTGGTATTCCACAACCTGGGTTTACTTGGCAGATTCTCATAACAATGTTAAATAACCGTTTAATGCAAGTTGATTTTCAATATAATGTCTATCAACTACTATTTGTTTTTCTTCTATAAGATTTTCGTTGTGTCTGTCGTATGATTTATACTTGATAGTATACGTTTTTTCAATATCGTAGAATACTTGAATAAACCAAGATACTTTACTTGTAATTTCTAAAGCATCATTAGATAAAAGATTATCATCTTCAAACACTGATATATAAATGTTTCTATTATCAGTTGAGTTAGCTATACTTAAAAATATAGCAAACTGTTCTGGGTGATCTTTTACTTCAACTACTGAAAAATATTCTACTCTAGAAAAATCTTTATGGGTAAAATTTTCTTTGATTAAAGATAGGAAAGTATCTTCTTGTTCCCAATGTATCTTTTCTTTGGATTGTTGTAATCTGTGGTAAGTTAGATTTTCTAAACCATTTGATTCGCTTCCCCAATCTTTCATTAACTGATCGTATTCAGAAGAGGATTTAATTAAAGGGAAATTATCTAAATAAAATTTAGGGGAAGTTCCTAAAAAGTAGGTTATAACAGTATCTCCTTCTTTTTCATGTTTAACTCCAACATATGATTGTTTTTTATCTAAGATAGAGGAAACATAATCTATATAACTTGAATCTTTTAAGATATAATCATAATTCAAATAGTATAGTTTTTTAATACCTAAATCCTTAGCTAAAGAAGCAGCATTATAATAGTTAGTGTAAACTGAGGGGCCATGATAGATGTCGTTGTCTTCTCCATTTAACATTAAATCTACCTTCCACGAGCCATAATCAAACCAAGTGTACCCATAAAAGGTATGTTTAGTTAAAATATTGTTTTTATCGTATACGTAATAATCAACTAAATCCTGTAGCTCTTTAGAGGCTGGATAGTGGGTAGTTAAGATGATTTTTCTACCTGTTTGTTTGAGTGACTTAATACATTCTATAGTAGTTTTTTCTATAGAGTATTGGTTAGGGTAAGTAGATACTACAAATGCTTCTTCCTCTAAATCAATAGTAGGCTTATCAGATAGTTTAGATTGTATCAATTGACAGTTTTTCTCAAAATTATCAAATTCTAAATAACTTACTCCTTTAAAATCATCCCAGTAATTTAAATAAACTGGGAGGTTATAAATTAATATGGGGATCTGATAGGAAACTGCTTCACGAATAACTAAAGGCATGGTTTCTTTGTCATTGTTTGTACCTCTGGAGGTAAACAAAAACAAATCCATAGCTTTATAGAATTTATCTACATCTGTACGTTCATTCCACCATGTTAAATTAGGTGGAGTATCTTTAGCTAAGGGTTCCCAATACCACTTAAAATTATCTGCTCTATTACCTAAACTATGGAATTGATATTCAGGTAAAGCTTTAGCATATTCAAAAAATTCTTTTTGATTTTTACGAGACGTATACAACCCAACATGCAATATATGTTTTTTGGACGGGTCTAAACCGAGTTCTAACAGCGCTTCATCGCGATTTGGACGCTCCACGTATTCTATAGGGTAATATACTACTACTTGCGGAATTTCAATGTCCTTATACTGTTGTATCTGCCAATTAGATACAAACATAAACTTATCTGGAAAGAATTGCTTCTGGGTAGTATTGTAAGATGAATCGTGAGAAGTCTCAACTATAGAATATTTTCTATCTTGAATGTATATTTGTTGAGCTATCCCACTATCCATAAAGAATTCTGGGATTTCTTCTAAATGAACTATATCTGGCTGTATCTTGTGTATGATGTTAATTAGTTCCTGTTTGTTGTCTTTTAAGGTAAAAAACTTACTAGGATCTACTAATTCAACTATTTTGTTGCGGGTAACTACTAGAACCCCTCCTGTAACATCTTCCCATTCAACTAGGTAGATATCAAAACTATCTTTTAATAACTCAATCTTTTTACAAAGATACTGAGGTAGCCCCCCAGTTGATAAGTGAGGGGCTACGTATAGTAGCTTTTTCATTACAACCCTTTAAATAAGATTATTCGTAGGTAGCTGTTTCAGCGTTTTCTGAGGGAATAAACTCACCAGATTCGATATTGATGCTACCAGAGCCATACTTGTCTGAAAGGGTTTTTCCTAGAGTAGTTTCTTCTTCTTTCAAATCGTTAAAGAACTTAACTAATTCAGCTTCTCTAGCATCTAATTGCAATCTAGCAATTCTAAGATTACCAAATTCAGCTACGATAGCGTTGTTCTTTTGTTGGATTTCTTTAAGAGAATCAATCTCTTTACGGGTTAACTTCTTGTTTGCCATAAATTATTTAAATAACAGTTTGTGTTAATAAATATAATAAAAAAATAAGGGAATAGCAAGTTTAAGGTAAGTATGCTGGAATAGCGTATTTACTTCCGTTTATATCTACCTCTAACCACGTATCAGGCACACCTAAAGCATCTTGACCAGAAACATTACTATAAATTTGATCAACTCCACCTCCACCTGCGGCAGCTTGGGTATTACCAAATGTTGTAGTATCGTCTACTCTTAAAACATTAGTATGAACTGTACCTGTTACTCTTAAAACTGTACCTGAAACTGATAGGAAAGATATACTTTGAATAGTAGTAGTAGAAACAGTCTTAACTAAATAGTCTGGTTGATTAGTGAATGTACCTCCACTAATACCTGAGGTACCATTAAATGAAAGACCTGAAGTACCTCCTGTACCAGAGGTACCTGAAGTACCTGCTACAGCAGATAAACCAGATGCACCCGCAATACCAGAGGTACCTGAAGAACCACTGGTTCCACTTGTACCTGAAGTGCGTGAATTACCTGAGGCACCTGCTGCTCCAGCTGTACCATTTGTACCGTTTGTACCTGAGGTGCCTGAAACTGCTGATGCTCCTCCTGCGCCTGCTGTTCCCGCAGTTCCATTTGTACCTGAAGTTCCTGAAGTACCAGAAGCCGCGGAAGCCCCAGAAGCACCAGCAGCACCACCTGTTCCATTTGAACCTGAAGTACCTGATGTACCTGAAGTGTTTGAAACACCACTTGCACCTGCTAAACCAGAAGTACCAGAACTACCTGAAGTACCTGAAGTGCCAGATGTTTGAGAAGCGCCTGAAGCTCCTGCTGCTCCAGCGGTACCGTTTGTACCGTTTGTACCTGAAGTACCGGATGTTCCTGAGTTACCTGAGTTACCTGCTGCTCCTGTAGTACCTGATGAACCTGCTGTACCTGAAGTACCACTTGTACCACTTTGTCTTGAAGGACCTGCATCACCCGTAGTACCACTAGTTCCTGAGGTACCTGAAGTACCAGAGGTAGCACTTACTGCTGAGAAACCTGCAGCACCAGCAATACCTGAAGTACCAGAAGAACCACTAGTACCTGAAGTGCCAGAGGTTTGAGAGGCTCCTGAAGCACCTGCTGCTCCGTTTGTACCTGCAGATCCATTAGTTCCTGAAGTGCCACTTGTACCACTTTGTCTTGAAGGACCATCTGCACCTGTTGTACCAGAGGTACCATTAGTACCAGAAGTACCAGATGTACCAGAACCCCCTGAAGCGCCTGCTGCTCCAGTTGTGCCACTTGAACCATTTGTGCCTGAAGTGCCTGATGTGCCTGAACCACCTGAAGCTCCAGCAGCTCCTGAAGTACCGTTAGAACCAGAAGTACCTGAAGTACCTGAAGTATTTGAAACACCACTAGCGCCTGCTAAACCTGAAGTACCTGATGATCCTGAAGAACCTGATGAACCTGAAGTTCCAGAAGTACCAGATGTTTGAGAAGCACCTGACGCGCCTGCTGCTCCATTTGTACCTGAAGAACCGTTTGTTCCACTTGTACCTGAAGTACCAGAGCCTCCTGAGGCACCAGCAGCGCCAGTTGTACCGTTTGAACCATTTGTACCAGAAGTACCTGAAGTACGAGAAGCACCCGAAGATCCTACTAAACCTGAGGTACCATTGGATCCAGAACTACCTGAAGTACCTGATGTAGCTGATTGACCACTATTGCCTGCTACACCATTTGTACCTGATGAACCGTTTGTTCCGCTTGTACCAGAGGTTTGAGATGCTCCTGAAGTGCCTGCAGCTCCACCAGTACCACTTGAACCACTTGTTCCTGAAGTGCCCGAAGTAAAAGATTGGCCAGAAGATCCAATTAAACCAGAAGTACCGTTTGAACCAGATGAACCCGAAGTACCTGAAGTAAAGGATTGACCTGAAGAGCCTACTAAACCACTTGTACCATTTGAACCAGAAGAACCACTAGTTCCAGAGGTAGCTGATTGACCACTGTTACCAGCAGCTCCTGTAGTACCAGAAGAACCGTTTGTTCCGCTTGTACCAGAGGTTTGAGATACTCCGGAAGTGCCTGCAACACCGTTTGTACCACTTGAGCCATTTGTTCCACTTGTACCTGAAGTGCCTGCTGCTCCTCCTGTACCATTTGTACCAGCTGAACCAGAAGTACCTGAGGTACCACTTACCGCTGATAAACCAGAAGCACCCGCAATACCGGAAGTACCTGAAGAACCGCTAGTTCCGCTTGTGCCTGAAGTGTTTGAATTACCAGAAGCTCCATTTGTTCCGCTTGAACCATTTGTTCCGCTTGTACCTGAGGTACCAGCAGCACCCGATGTACCATTAGCACCTGCTGTACCATTTGAACCACTAGTTCCTGATGTACCTGAAGTGCGTGATGCTCCTGAAGAACCTACTAAACCAGAGGTACCATTTGAACCACTTGAACCTGAAGTACCAGAAGTAGCACTTTGTCCTGAGTTACCAGCAGCTCCGGTAGTACCAGAAGAACCGTTTGTTCCGCTTGTACCTGAAGTAGCAGATGCTCCTGAAGAACCAGCTGCTCCACCTGTTCCGTTTGAACCTGAAGTACCACTAGTACCTGAAGTGTTTGAAACACCACTAGCGCCTGCTAGACCTGAAGTACCAGAACTGCCAGAACTACCAGATGAACCTGAAGAGCCAGATGAACCACTTGTTCCTGAGGTACCTGAACTACTAGCTAAACCAGAAGTACCATTTGAACCAGATGAACCCGAAGTACCTGAGGTAACAGATTGACCACTATTACCAGCTGCTCCTGTGGTACCAGAAGAACCACTAGTTCCGCTTGTACCTGAGGTACGAGAAGCACCTGAGGAACCTACTAAACCACTTGTACCATTTGAACCCGAAGAACCGGAAGTACCAGAAGTAGCAGATTGACCGCTATTACCAGCAGCACCGGTTGTACCTGAGCTACCTCCTGAACCAGAGGTACCAGAGGTAGCTGATTGGCCTGAAGAGCCTACTAAACCAGACGTACCGTTTGAACCACTAGAACCGCTAGTTCCAGAGGTAGCAGATTGACCGCTATTACCTGAAGCACCTTGTGTACCTGAACTACCTGAAGAACCAGATGATCCTGAAGTGCCTGAACTACTAGCTAAACCAGAAGTACCATTTGAACCTGAACTACCAGAAGTACCTGAGGTAGCTGATTGACCTGAGTTGCCTTGAGCACCTGTTGTACCTGAGCTACCTCCTGAACCAGAAGTACCAGAGGTAGCTGATTGACCTGAGGAACCTACTAAACCACTTGTTCCATTTGAGCCTGAACTACCAGAAGTTCCTGAAGTGCCTGATTGACCACTATTACCCGAAGCACCTTGTGTACCCGCACTACCTGAAGAACCTGAAGTACCGCTTGTACCTGAAGAGGATGTTAAACCAGAGGTACCATTTGAACCTGAGGTACCTGAAGTGCCAGAGGTAGCACTTTGACCTGAATTACCCTGAGCACCAGTTGTACCTGAAGAACCGCTTGAACCTGAAGTACCACCTGTACCTGAAGAACCTGAAGTACCTGAAGTACTATTGCTAGTTCCTGAAGTGCCGCTTGAACCACTTACACCTGAAGAACCAGATGAACCTGAACTACCTGCTGTACCGCTTACTCCACTTGAACCAGAGGTACCAGAAGTACCAGAAGATGAAGAACCAATAGAGACACCACTTGTACCTGAAGTACCTGAGGTGCCAGAGTTAAGTACATAGCGAACTTGTTTAGAATTGGGATTTACTACTAGGACATAATCCGCAGTTGAACCTGTCGGAATCGAAAAAAGATAGAGGTCATTCTTAATGACACTATCTTCTCCCGAGTTTTGTTTCTTTTGAGTAGTATATCTTTTATTCTCAGCCATGTAACTAGACTTACATCTTACAGTTTATGATAAATATTGAAAAATAAGATGGATGTCTTATTTAGGAATTTGAGATACAACCTCTGTAGTAAATATAGTTTTGGTTTTATTGAAAAACTTATTAATGGCTGATGTGTCTTTTTGAATTAAATCAGGTACTACTTGCCCGTTTAAAACCATGTTAAAATTGGCTTTAACCGAACGTAGGCTATCTTGTGTTAACTCCGTGGGTGTTGATATAGTATCGATTCTAACACGGAATTTATAGCGTTCTGGGTCGCCCCAATACGTGTCTGAGGCGTAGTTTACTGCTTCTACAATCTTGTTTAGTTGCTCTACATAGTAAGTAGAGATAACACAGCTGTAGGTGATGTTTACGTAATCGGGGATTACTACAGCGTAGTATTCTTTTTGGGGTTTAATATCATTTAAAGCAGAAAAATTATCGTACGCGTTACGTGGAGTATATTTTTTCTCGAATACTTCAAAATTGTTAGGATAGTTTGCATCTAGCTTATTACTTATGCTTCTATCCTTTTCAATGCTATCTCTTTTAAACATCATTAACGGAAGCATTATAGCTCCGTTCTTGTCTTTATAGTACCCGTCTTTTTGAACTGATTTCCATCTTTCAGGTGAACCATAGATGATGGGTACTTCAATACGTTGGCCGTTTTGAACTACAAAGGGTCTAATTACGTTTTGAAGATAATAAATAACGGCCTCATCAATATCTTTGATGCTTATAGAAAACGGTTTTACGTTATCCCCTTTCCAAGAAATCTTAGTGGCTCTGTTATTAGCTGAAGGTGTTGCTAAATTTGGATTACCGTATTCTGGGGAAGTTGCCTTATGTTGTTCTTCAGAGATTTGTCTCTGGGTTTTAGGAGTGGGTTTTCTATACTGTGGCATTATGTTCTTTCTTTACTTAGTCCGACCTTATCTGCAGGAACGTAGATTGTGTTACATATAATAGAGGTATTATAACCAAACTCATTTAAATCTGTCTCTAAGGGATTAGGACTATTCGGGTAGTCTGGGTTTTTGCCTACATAGTATTGTGCCTCATTTACGTTAGTGATCTCGTAATATCCTTCCTGATAGAATATTATATCGCCTACTTGCGGAACAATGTCTTCTGTTAGATTAGAATATCCTAAAGAACCAGTAGTTAAATCGTCTCTCAAAAATCTGAATGTGGGCTTCCAATCAAAATCTACACCCATTTCTCCTGTTGGGAAGTTTTGATCAGGTAACTCAATTAAAGTATAAAGGAGGAAAGGACCATTGTAGTATTTTTCTTGAGCAGCTTCCCCGTACATGTTAAATACTGTCTCGTTTAACTGTAGCTGATAGAAAGCACATTGTTGAGAAATAATGTTATGCATCAACTCACGGTTGACGTATCTAAACATGCTTATGTCACGTGCCTGTCCAAAAAGAGCCATTATAAACGTTTTAGAGTATTCATATCAAATTTAGCTGCAATAACTCCTGGGATTTTTAATTCATCCTCGTCACTTGATTTAGTGATTTGTTGCTTAAATTCCTCTAAATCTTCTTCTGGTTTTCCTGTCTTACTTAAAAACTTGATGTTAATACGAGTGTATTCTACATTATCCTTTTGAGGGTAGTTAGGTGGGGTTACGTTTTTCAACGTAGTGATCTTTTTTAAAGCACGGATTTGATCTAATATATCGCTAATGTTTTGCTCTTTATTAGATTTGATTATACCCTCTACCTCGTAGGCATTTAAAATTTCAGTTAATATGTCTTGAAACTTTATCATCCTATAAAGATTGTCATTGGGGATTTATTAAGCTCGCTTTGGGCGTGATCTGATTCGTTCTTTCTTCTTTCAAGAAGTGCTTGACGAGAAGTTTCATCAAAATATGCTCTTAAACGTTCAATTAGTGCTGCTTTGTCATTAGCAGAAGATGTTAAAAGATCTTGCTGGTTTAGAGTTACCTCAGCACCTGGAATAGGTACAGTAGTGTATTTGCCTCTAACGTATCCGAGCATTTCTTTTACAATGGCTAAGGTGTATTCGAAAATCCAACTTCTACCTATTGAATTGATCTGTGAATAAACGGGGTTACCGTAGTTAGCGTTTGAAACGTTTGATACTAATCTAGGAGATTGAGTAATAGAATCTGCTAAACGTTCGTCTTTAAGCAAATATTGGAACCAGAAATGCACACCATTATCGGCGTCAGTTGGAACAGGGAATATTCTTAGCTTGTTATTGATTAATTCAAAGCTGAAAGCTGAAAGTAAAATATCTTGGGCTAATTCTACTTGTTGAATGGCTCCTACGTTATAAGAAAGTGGAGTGATAAACCAGTTTGTTCCGTAACCGTAACCAGCTACACCACCTAAACCACCAAAAAATCCACCAAAAGAACCTCCGATACCTATACCTCCTGCAAAATAGTAGTCTGCTGAGGCAGGAACACCTTGGTAAAATACTCGTTTGATTTCTAGATTACTACCTGAGATTCCGTTTTCTTGAGCCCAAACATCCAAATCGTAGTCTTGTTTAGAGCCTGTTAAAACAATAGAGCCAGAATACCAGTTTACGTTTCCGCCTACTCCTGCTTCAGTTCCGTATTGTTCTGAGATACGGATGATGTTTGCCATTGAAGGAGTGATGATGGCCTGGTTTAGATTAGAAGATGTTAAAGAACCCTCTAAATTCAAATAGTTGTCTCTTAAACGGTAAGCATATAGCTCATTTCCATAAACGGTTACGGCTTCTTCAAATGCAGTATAAAAGTTTACTGCTTGCAATTCTACGTTTTCGATAGGCCAACCCAAACGTTGAGCACAGAATTTCGTTACCTTGTCAGCATCTTGCTGAAACTGGTAATCGTTATCGTAAAAGCCGAATGGAGTATCACCTGGGAAGAAGCTACTTGAACCAGGATAAATCGGAATGTTCGCCATGCTTTTTTGTTATAAATATCAAAAAGGATAGCTATATTACTATATCTGTTCTACCTTGTATTGTCTGCCTGTAGGATCAGCAGCTTGTAATTCGTCTTTTTTTAATTCGGCTTCCTCTAGATTATCAAAATCATAGATTGGATCATCTGATTCCAATTGTGCTACCCAAATATCATCTAGACCTGGGATAAACTGCATGAATATTCTATAAACCATATTATACTTGGTAAGTTACGTAACCTGAGATAGTACCGCCTGCTGTTCTCCAAGTTGCTATACTGCTTACTCCAAAACCTGCGGTTCCAGAGGAATAGTAGTCTAATTGAATATAATCGGAGGCATCAGGAACAAATCCTTTTACTTGATCTCCTGAAGTGCCTGATCCTAGTATATCACCTTCTGTAATAGTAACTGCGGAAAATACTGTAAGGTTTGAGTTAGAATTATAAGGAAGACCTTCAATAATCGCAGTTCCAGATCCAGCGTTGCTTATACTATCTACATTAATTTCAAACCAAGCGTGTACAACATTTCCTATTCTAGTATAAACTCCTGCAGTAGGTTCTCCATAAGTTACATCACCAATATTGTTGTTGGTAGTATTGATAACGGGAGTCCAAGTACTTTCCTCGTAGAAGTTTAAAACGGTTTGTCCAAAATTGATAGATGAACCTGAAATAGAACCTGATACGTGGAGTTTTGCTTGGGGGTTTCTTACCCCAATCCCTACGTCTCCTTTTCTAATTATATAATCGAAATCTGTTGCCATATAACTGTGTTTTATATTATAACGCTCTGTAAGCTGTTTTGACCTCCCAAGTTCCAGAAGATACATTAGCGGTTAATACTAGACTACCTGCTACAATAGATGTTGAAAAATCTACTGCTGAGGTGTTTCCAATATCTCCGGTACTTGTGTCTGTGTAACGTGAGGTTGAATTGTTGTGAACTGACATTACCGTTCCTGCTCTCATGTTAACTGAACCCGAGGCAACATAGTAATCAAAGAATGCTGCTTTAAATGATCCGGTTGGGATAAAGGCAATGTTTGTGTTTGTTGTAAGTGAACCTGAGAAGGTTGTTGAGTATTTTGTTGTTGTGCTTTCGGCTTCAATTGCGATTGCTCCTG